AGACGGCCGCAGTCTTTTCACGGTTACAGTTCTGGCGGTCAGTACGTTGTATCGGTTCATCCGATAAAAACATCCGGCAACCTCCTGTAACCACCCGAGCACTTCAAGTGCGGTGATAGAATCGCTGTCAATCGACTTTTTGATAGACAACGTTGAATTGCAATAAGTCTCCGGGATGGAATACTGAACTCCGCAGTAATTACACAAGGAAATCAGCAAATTGCGGTGTGCGATTGGAAACTTAACCTCTTTATTCCACCAGTCCGTAACATCGCGCTGGAATGCATATAAGCCATCATTCGCAACGATATCCATCAGGTATTCACCGGAGTTCTTCGCATTCACAACGGTATAATCCGTTGCGATTGGTACATCTTCTCCAGCAACCGTCTGAACAAGGTTAAGTTTCTTTCCCTGTAAATCCTTAATCCCCTCTGTGAAATTAATGAGCGTAAGGGAAATCTGTCCCATCTCCACGGAAGAGAAATCAATGTTTTCGCCGGAGCATAATGATTCCGTGCTTTCCAAGGATCCCTGCTGAATGTTTCTTCCTGTATAACTTGCGTTGCCGATGGTCAGCTTGTAATCCCCGTTGAATTCATCTGAAAGGTATCTCTGTTTTACCGCTTCTGATACATTAAGCATTCAATACCCTCCTTACGCTTCGATAATGCTGATTTTCACGCCTTTATAAATGGCTTTGCTGGGCGAAAGAATCCGCGACACCTGATACTCCAAATCTCCGGAATATGCAGTAAATTGACCGTTTAAACCGTCTGTATCGGAGTAATACGTTACCGTCACGTATTCTTTCCCCTTTAATGCCGATCTGATAGCGGATAATTCCGCATTCGTTAAAAAAGCCCACGTTGGAGACAGTTTTTTTACGCCCCATCTCACTGTGGTCTTATGTGTGTGTCCTAGTTCATCCCGGTATGCCTCGCTCTGAAGGTCAAATTCTCCATAGCCCATATCGCGGTCCGGAGTAGGAAGAGTAACGCCGTCAATTTTCAGAACGTTCATTCTCGTTTCCTCCCTAAATCATGATTGGTGAATTGTTCGTGCGGATGGTTTCTTCATTAATGTAATCCACCGCAGCCGATCCGACTTCTTTCTTTGTGATCCCTGTAGGTTTCGCCTTCACCACCGCGATCAGGGTGTTCAGCGCCGCAAGGATTTCCTCGTTCATTCCACCGGCACCGGCTTCCGCAACTGCTTCTTTCAACTTGGATTCCGGAGCAACAAATTCGCCTTCCTTCTTGTTATCACCAAGCACGGCCATAAACTCACCAGCATTGGGTGGAACATATGCGCCGGAGGCAAGAAGCGGAATATTGAAGCCAAAGTGACTTCCGCCAATTCCCGGCACCCAGTCGGGAACCGTAAAGGATAGGCGATTTATCGCCCTGATAGCCGCGTTTAACGCTGATTTTGCGAGGTCAGCAAGTCCACCAAAGATATTGCCGAACGCTGTTTTAATCCCGTTCCACGCATTCTTCCAGCCGTTTGCAAATGTTGTCCCTATCCATGTCAAAAACCCGTTAAAGACGCCTTTTGCGATATCGATGCCATTGGAAATGTTTGTCATAAAACCACCAATCTGTGTTTTGGCATTATTAATGAATGAAGTAATCCACGTTTTTACATTCTCAATTACGCCCGAGACTTTCTCTTTGAAGCCGTCCCATCCACCGCACGCCTGTATGAGAATGGCGATCAATGCCGCGATTGCCGCGATAACAGCAACTACCGGATGCGCCGCCAAGAAGCCAATAGCATTTCCGACCAGCCAAACGGCACCGGTGAAAGTATCAAACAGTTTTTTCCCTGCTGTAATCAAGCCAAGAATAGTTCCGAATACCGTAACGAATGTGAGCCCGGCTGTAACAACCATTTCCAAGAATTCACGATTCTTATCAACCCATCCAGCAAGTTTTTCAAACCATTCAGCGGCGCTGGTAAGAAGCGTCACTATCGTATCGCCAACAGCGCTGACGAACGGCTGAATGAATGTTTCCCAAAGAAACTGTATTGCTGATCCAAGGATTTCTAAGATTGGCTGAATAACCGCAAGCGCTCCAGCGATAAGCTGAAGGAACGCCGGTAATGCACTTTCAGCAACCCATGTCGCAAGCGGAAGAAGCACATTAGTCCAAATCCACTCAACAGCTCCGAGAATGGTATCAATTACAGGTTCAAGAGATGTGAGCACATCTCTGATTCCAGTTACCAGAGGAACAAGATCCAGATTCTGCGCCCATTCCAGTGTAGCCGAACTGATGGCCTTCATCGTGTCCAGCACATCCCAACCAATCTGCCTGATTGCGGTCATAATTGCTTCGCCGTTGCCATCAAAATTCCATGCTTCGGTCCACGCTTCTTTCAAGGCTTTTACGGTCCCGACAATATCATCCAGTATTGATTTCAGACGTTCAGCAAGCGCGGAAGTCTCTCCCACGTTTTCTGTGTCAAACATGGCTCCAACATCGGCCCCGCCTCCTCCGCCTCCGGAGGACTGGTCCTGTCCGACAATATGGAATTCATCAAAACTTGCCGCCTGTCCTTTGGCTTTCTCAGCCGCAGAGCCAACACCGGCATAACTTGCCGCAAGGTTTTTATTTGCTTTTACTGCTTTTGTATATGTCGCCTTACCGCCGATCATCGCGAATAATCTTGCGATTGCATTACCCGCCGCAGTGCAATAATCAATCAACTTGATTAAAATCGGAGCAACTGCATTTAACAACGGTGCAAAAGCCGCCGCGACAGAGTTTTTAAATCCCTCAATACTGGAGGCCATCCCCGAAAGTGATGAGTTCACGTCACCGGAATACTGAAGCAGGTTGCGGAATCCTTCTTGTACGGATCTGAACACTCTCCGCAATATCATTCGCACAGAAAGAATTTTGAAGATGTTGCTGAGTGAAAAAAGCGATTTTCCTAAAGACCTTGAATGTGTGGTTGCCTCTTTTGCGTCTTTTTTGAACCGTGACAGAAATTTATCCGCGCCGGTTTTGGAAAATTCCTTCATTCGTTCAAACAATGACTTAATTGTCCCGGATAAACTCCGCGCTTTTGTTTCTGTTGCGCCTGTCTCAGCGCCGGGTAATGGAACGTTTGCATCGCTTCCGGCATTTGAAATCTTCGCATCCAGCACGTCCCATTCATTCATCAGTTTTTGTATCGCATCTTCATGTTTCTCGATAGCCGATTTTATTCCGGAATCATTAGGTGTCTTTTTGAGCTGTGCATATAACGAATCGATATACTTACGTTCCTTGCGGATTTCTGCTTCAACCGACTTAATTTCCGCTTTTGCTTCTTTCAGACCGGCCGATAGCCCTGTTTTATCGATTTTCGTATCAAATACAATTGATCCATCAGCCATACTCCACCTCCGTTATTGAAATATCTGATTAAGACGTTCCTTTTCCGCCTTTTCCTCATCGGTATATTTGGTATGGAAATCAATCAGATCTTTGTTCTCTTTGTAATAATCCTGTTCCCACTCCTCCAGCTTCTTGTGCTTTGCTTTCTTCTGCCGGATCATGAGCACATTTGAAAAAAGACCCTCCCGGATCTCGTTGAAATATCCCAGAAAGGTCCACCAGTGTAGGTACGGCAGCGCTCTTGTCTCCTGACGGGCGACATTATTTACTGCCGAAAAAATCATTTGTTCATCTTGCTCCCAGTCCATCGTTTTAGGGCTGGGCTTGTTTTCGTTGTAATCCCGGCCGCCATCCAAAAACCACTTTGCCTTCTCCGCCGCCTCTTGGTATTCGTTCTCAGCAAGGTTTTCGATTCCATACAGGGCATCCAGCGTGATATAAGCCATGTCACGCTTGGAAAGCTCGCGGTCATTGCACGCTTGGAATATGCACAGGACAACGCGGAAATCGGTATTTATCGGTATCTCACGGCCATTAATCGTCAATGTGGTCGGAAGTTCGCCAATCATCCCGCTACCTTATCAACATACTTTTTGTACTGTTCTTTGTATTTGTTGATATTCTTTTCGGATTTCTTCCGTTCTTTCTCAATCTCCGGGCCAAGAATATCCTTCAGCGCTTCCATGAAGTTTTCGTAAATCGTCTGTCCCCCAGCAAACGCAAGCGGATTCTGCTTTCCGAACACAATGTCAGCCGCACCTTCATAGAAAACCGCGTCAAAATTGGACCGGAGCACCTCATTCACCTGCCGGATTACCTTTGCCGATTCCTCAAGGCTGTCCATCGGATCGCCGTTTTCATCAATCTTGATATCGTCAACGTTCTTCAGTTCTTCCTTCATCTTTTCAATACATGCGTAATACCGGTCCACAAGTCCGACATCGGATGGGTTAAACCTCAGAATACGATTAGGATCATTGTTGATTTCAAACTCTTTGACACCATCATTAAATACAATTCCGCTCATTTCATTTTCCTTTCAGTTAATAAAGATATAAGGCGGCCAGTTTCCCAGCCGCCCTCATCTTATGCATTACGCTGTAAACGTCTTTGTTGCCGGATCAAATGTACCTTCAGTCACATCGTTCTGAAGATGGATCTCAAACGGGATCTGATAACCGGTTGTGTCTCCGCCACGGGACGTGGGAACAATCACCGCGGTTTCCTTGAAAGCTTTATAGGTTTCTGTGCCTTCGATCTTATCCCATACATGCACTTCAAGGTATTCAACCTTCAGGTCATCAAGAACCTTCCGCTTATCAAGGCAATCCTGAAGCCACTCAAACAGTTTGGTTCCCTCGCGTGCATAATACGGGGTAACACTTGCTGTCGGAGCGTATGCGGAAACGATGGTCTCGACCTCGCCAAGGATATTCTTCTTATCCTCTACGTCCGCATTCAGCTCAAAATTGAGTTCCTCAAGGTCCTTACCGATTCTCTCCCAGAATGGGGTTGTAAGATTTACGTTAATGTAATGAGCGCAATACTTACGCTCAATCTTGGTTCCGTAATCCTCGTTAGTAAACGCCATGTCATTACCTCCTAGTCTTCCGTATAAATGGCATATTCAGCGCCGATCTGTAATTGGTAACGGACACCATCATTCATGTCTCCTGTCGGATAATCGAACAACAGGCCATTAGAACAAAAAAGCCGGGTAATTTCACCCGGGTATTCTTCGCCGTTTACAGTCTCGGTTATTGCTATGTTTTTCTGCTGATCCAGATAATATGTCAGTCTCAGCAAAAGGTCACTGTTTGCAAGCCGGTCATAGTCATTCGCTGAACTAAGGCCTGTATAAAGTGCAAACGTGATCCTGTATTTAGGATTCCCAATCAGGTCTTCTCCGGTTTTTGTTGCTCCATTCGGGAACAACCCGGCAAATCCTGTTGTGGTCTCCGTGTAATCAACATGGATGCCGTTAAATTCATCCATGATATCGCATTCGGATAAAATGCGTCTTACTGTTTCGATAACGTTCATCTGATATACTTGCCTCCAGCCACCATTGCCGCCTCTCTTCCGATATCCTCAAGATGGTCTGCTTTCATTCGTTCAAACCATAACTTACCGGCTTTTGGATGTTTTGATGTATCGAAATCCAATTCCCTGCCTTTCGGGTCAAGAACTTTTGGAGTATTTGGCCGCGACCAAAACCGCCCTGATATCGGATCATGAAATGCGCCTTTCCCCGTAATGGGATCAACCATCAGCATTCCGTAATAGAGATATCTCGCATATGGTGTAGCTGTCACGATCCGTCCTGATCCGATCTCGGTATTTGTTGTCATTGAACTTTCCAGCACCCCGGTCTGAAATGGCATATATGGCGCCATGTATCGCATACACGCGCTGTCAACATGCCTTTGTACCGCGTTGTCGCTCCCCAGCCCATGGTTATCCATTACTTTTTGCAGATCAATATCAAGATGTGCAACTATTTGCATGATATCTCCCAGTGCCGCATATGTTTGCTTCCGTAATTCTTCCAATCCGCAATCATTACCGTGTATGCATCTAACGCCTTTAGTGCCTTAACACTATCGGAATATCCTTTTTCACTGGAATTATCAAACGTGAAATCACAAACCCCATCCACAAGGAAATCTTTCCCTTCAGTAAATGAAAGGCTGGAGTTACCCTGTATCATGCAAAATGCCGATTCGTTGTACTCCAGCCCAAGTTTTGATGTTGCGTATATTTTCCTGTGCGTAAGGAAACAATGCGGAATAATGATTGCTTCGTAATTATTACTCGCTAAGTAAAGCGTACACGATGTATTAGTATACATGGATTAATCCTCTATACAGGAGCCCTGTTGGCAAAAGCCAATCATAAATGACCGACTGTACTTCCTTCTTTGTTGCGCTGTTTCGCTCAGCAAAGGTATTACCGGAATAAGACACAGAATATTCACCAACGCGCTCGCTTGTTACGCCAGCATTCACACCCATGCTTTCATATGCCTGAGAAATCTCATGAAGTTTTTCAGCGACAGCACATGCAGCCATCTTCACTTCATCGCCGCCGGTGTAGGTATCTGCTTTCCCGATTGTGTACTTGCGGATCTGTGCTCCCGCCTTCTGTTCATAAAAGTTAAATTCCTCTTCTGAAAGTGTCGGCGTTAATCCCTGTAAGTACGCATCTGTATAGAATTCATAATCCGCGTACATTTCACTTACCTCGTTTCTGCTTTGTCTTAGGCTTCTCTGCCTTTTTCTCTTCAATTACGGTATAACCGCGGGTGGAAAGACGGTGAATGAGCTCATCGTTGTCGGTGGGCTCACTCACACCATCTTTGAATTCCAGTCCGTAGTGAATACCGTTTACAGGATTAGGGCATTTAACCCGCTTAGGCAACCTTGATACCTCTGAGCGCACCAGCCATCAGGCTGTTCTTGAGTGCAATACCGCATACGAATTCAACTTCGCCACGCTTTACCGCACCCGGCTCGCTCATATCCGGGAGATAAGTCTTAATGATCTTATTTCCTGTCGGGGAAACGCCATGGAGCGCATTCATGCCGAGTTTGACCGGATAGATTACAGATGTACCAGCGGTTCCGTCAGTGCCGATTACATCAACGCTGTTGGTACCGTTGAAATACTGACCCATGTCAATCATCGGGATGTTGTTGTACCCAGTTACCGGACGGCCGAATGCATCTTCAGATTCAGTCTTGTATCCCATGTTCATGCCGATCGTAACCATGATGTTATACATACGGCTGTTCATCAGGAGCATGTCCGGCTTTTCAGCAAGCTTGGAAATCAGCTCGTTGAGGTAAAAACACAGGTCCGCACCATTCGACTTGATATTTGCAAGGGTGGAAACGTCAACGCCACCGGTGATTGTCATATCAGTGCTGGATCCTGTAACAAGCTTGTCAAGACCGTCAAAATCGAGTGCCTGAGTAGCGGAATCACCGTTGATAAACAGGTTGTGGAAATCGTTCCGGGTTGCCTTGATCTTTTCCTCAAGCTGGAAGGAAATTTCGGAAGATGCCGCGGTGTCCTCCAGAACACGGTCAACCTCAAATGCACCACCAAGGATCTTCAGATCGGTTGTCTTCTTGACCTTGATTGCCTCATTCGGCTGGTACTCCGTGTTAATCGCACGGCCACCAGCGGTGGAAGGTGTCTGAAGCTGAACATAACCATATGTCAGCGTGGAGCCGCCAGTACCCGGAGATACCGCGTTATCAAATGTGAGCCGGTCAAGAATGAAAGATTCCCGGCGGAATTCGTCAATTACTGCCTGACTTACCTTATCGGCCATGCCGACTTTTGCCTGTGCTAATGTAATAGCCATCTTATACTCTCCTTATTTGTAATAATTTGCGACAGCATCAGTTAATGAAATCGGCTGATTGCCATCGCCATTAAAGCCACCATGTTCTTCTCCACCCGGAGCGTTTTCAAACATGTAGCCATAGTTTTTCCGGATATCAGCATCCTGTTCGCTGAACCCAATCAGTTCATCCTTCTCTTCGTCATAAGTGATTTTGTCCTGATTGAGATGTGCCATATAAGCAACGTCATCCAGCGGTGCGCTCTTAGCGATTGCCGCTTTGATTGCATACTGTTTTTTGAGTGCTGTAATTGCGTTCTTATGCTCTGTTTCTGCTGATTCCTTCGCGCTGGTTAAGGTTGTAATCTGATTCTTCAGATCTTCAAGATCAACGCCTTCAAACGGCTTCATGGCATCCTTGAGATTGTTGTTCTCTTCTCTGAGACTTTCAATCTTCTCCATGGATTTTGTCATGAGTTTTCCGTGTTCAGCCATGATCGTGTCAATCAGTTCATCTGTTAAACCCAAACCTTTTAAAAATTCTCGCATCTTCTCCTCCTTCGTTTTTTACGTGCAACGCCACGATGATTTAAAAATGTTGCCCGCCTTTCGTTGCGGTACACACGAATGAACCTTTTAGTGCCGTGCTCAGGGCATAAAAAAGACGCAAATTCGCATCAATTTACTTGATTAGTATTGTTTTCTTTTCGCGGTTCGTTATACTGTAATTGAAGAGGCTGTGGGCCGTATGGCTGGCAGTCTCTTTTTTATTGCCTTTGCAATATTGCTATTAATTTTTCGCCTCTTTTGATGATTACCGTTTGGGCTTCTTTTCGGCTTTTCATTGAGCTTATAGCCTTCTGCAATACATCGTCATCCGAAAAATCACTTAAAGCGCCTTTTTTAATATCTAACAAAATATTTTCTGATTGCTTTGAACCATTATGTATTTGGCTATCAATGGCTCTTAATGAAACAGCGTCCTGTATACTTTTAATCTCTACCGTTTGTTCTTCTATCAATCCACACTGTCCAAACAGTCTTATATCCGCCGACTTATGAAATTGAGGTATATCAATTCCCGGTTGCATTTTGCAGTCACCCCATATGTGATTCTTGAACCATGTTCCAGTTTTCGCCTCGTCTTCACTAATGGTTTTTAATTTGCCATTCGGTATCTTTGAATTAACTATTGTTCCGTCATGAGCAATGCACCAATCCAAGTTCTCTATGGCTCCGTACTTAGGACGTGCGTTCCTTTTCCATTTTTCAGCAACATTAATGATTGATTTATTTTGGTAATTGGGGTATTTTCCGCTTTCGATCATTGCTTCAGAAAGCGTTTTCCCAAGAGGAATGAATATTCTGTTACCGCCAACAGTCCTCCATATACCCATCTTTCCATCTTTCAGATAGACTCTTTCTTTATCTGTCATAATTCAGCCACTATCTCCCTGTTAAACTGCCGCTTCATTCCGTGTGCTTTACAGAATGCATCAATCTCATCACTCTTCTTTAGGATCGCTTGCTTAGCGGCTTTTTTTTCTTCCGCTGTTCCGATCTGCTTAATGGCGGCATATTCTTTCCGGAGTTTTCTGATATCTCTTTCCAGCCGTCTCAACTGCTGGTTAGCTTGGAACACCGGTCTGTTTTTGTCTTCCGGGATATGTTCATGCGGCTTGCTGATTCCGGGAATGAATGGATACGTCCTGTGGCGGCAATTAACGCCTCCTAGGCCGTCTATTTTTCCTAGTCCGGTAACTTGTTCAAGATTGTCATATTCAGCGTCTGAGCCGTTGATTTTGTACACCTTGCCTTGCCACCATGCATGGTTTGTATGGTTGTGTCCTCCATCTCCGGTTCTCGCGCTGTAATGCTGAGAAACCTCCACGTACTCATATCCAAGGTCCTTTGCTGTTTCAATGGAAACGCGGTTTGCAAGGCTATTCGCCGCGGTAACAACATCCCTCCGGACCGTTCCCTCCAAGGAATACTGGACCCGGATCGTTGCTCCGTTTCTTCCCTTCCGGTCATATGTAGCCCCCTTGATCCCGCTGCTTCCCATTTCCTTCAGGGCTCGGAATATCGCTTCATCATATGACCGTAACCCGCTTGCCGTTTCAACATAGGCTTTGTTGATTGCATCCATGTACGCCTGTTGTGCGGATTCCAGCGCTTTGGTCTTAATCATCCTTACGGTGGTATTCGTATCGATTTCCGTGTTTCGTATAATTGCCGCCAAAACGGGGCTTTTAAGTGCTTCAGCATACGTAACTGGCAATACTCCGGCATCATAGGCTTTATCCATCTCCTCTTGGCTAAAATTGGCCATTCCGGCCGCCCTTAGCATCTTTGTGATTTCCTGTTCTGTCTTCTTTGTACTTGCTGAAATAATACGAATTAACGCCTGATTCAAAACGCCCATCTTTTCAAGCATCTTCACTTGCCATTCAAGACTTCCGCCAACTTCGTCATAACGATCAAAACGGCTGGCAACTTCCCCGATCAATTCAATCTCCATTTGATTGAATATATCGATAATCGGCTGTGCCAACTGTTCCATTTCTTTATCCGTCAGCATTATTCAGGCTCCGGTTCCGTCTCCGGCTGTGGGTTACGTCCTTTGATCTTCTCCCAAAAATCCTCTGCCTGTTTCTCTGTGTACTTGTAAACCTGTACAAAGTATTCAATCGGATCAATAAGGTTACTCTGTAACTCAAGCAACGCTCTTCTCTGAACCGCTTCAGAATCTTCAATAATTGAATCGTCAAAATCAACGGTTACATCTTCCGTATACTCTGAGCCCGTCTTGATATACATCAGGGCTTTTACCATCTCGATAATGCTGTCCCTGATTTCCTTCTCATGCTTCAGGAGCGTTTTATATAACTTTGACTGTGTGCTGATTACCTGTGATGTATTTGTATACACGCGTCCTTCTTGGAAGTTATATCTGTCATTGCCAAGACCGCATCCATCCGACAGCATATTCAGCGCACTCTGTAACGCGCCAATATGCTCTGTTACCCGGAGTGAACTATTCACTTCCTTGATTTGCTCCCCGGTACTTTCATCTTCCGGAATCGCATAGAATTCAGTGTCATTGTCATCAAAGATAGGAACATTCTTAGAATTGCCTTTTTCGTCCATTACAGGCTTGTAATCAATCAGATCACCACGGATAAACAAACGTTTCTTCCCAAGCTGGAATTCATTCCGCAAGCTGTCATAAATCAGATCAACGTTCTTTATCCGGTCAATGCTGTTCCCAAAGAACGAAATACCAAACGGCGTAAAGATATCCACATTGTTTACAATTGCCGGTTTGAAAAACTGAAATAGTTTTACCGGCGATGTGTATTCCCGCTTGGTCCTGTGATTCTGTTGTTCCTCTGGTTCACCCTTAGTATTGAATCGCCAATATCGATTGGTAATTTTGTACTGCCCGTTTTTCTGTCTGATATGTGCATTCACGTAATACTCATCATCATTTACGCTTGCAAACACACAATCGACCGGTTCACCATCCTCCGTCTTCAGAACAAAACACATCGGAGCTGGAATGAAGTTAATACGCGGCTCATGTGTAGATTGCTCATACTCGACAGCAGCGCCAGATCCCAAGGCCATGAACAACTCGATAAATTTAGAAAACCGGCTTTCAAACCGGTTCTTCCTTAATATTTCGTCAAACTCATCCTGTTCCTTCTCGCCAACCTTAATACAGGTCCGGTCATTATAAAGCAACGTTGCCCAGTCTTCTGCCATGACTTTAGGCATGCTCAAGGAATATCGTTCTTTATCAACGTACTTATGGCCGTTGTACATCTTATACGTATGGAAATCGTCAACCTTGCCCTGATACCATTCAAGCCATTCATAAATGTGATCGTACCATTCGGGGTTCAGAATTTCGTATCCCATTGTATTAACGATGGACATTACATTGTGTACATGATCAATCATCGTCCCCCTCCAACTCTTCCTTCATATCGTCCAGCATCGGTAACAAATGCTTCAGATAACGCCACAAACCCATGCACAAATAGCGCATCGCATCCATGGCGTGGTCATTTGCTTTTACCGGCACTTCTTTACCCCGGTCTATACTGTCTTCGTCATACTTATAGACGTACATTTCTTCAATCAGCATCTTCTGAGACGGCGAAAAAAACAGACGCATCAGGGATAACAGTTTTTGGCATCGCGTAATGCCTAAATCCACTGTGTTGTCTGCCTTCTTTAACGCAATATCCGGGCATACCCGTCTTATTTCCTCTGCCAATCCTCTTGCCGATGGATCGTAGAAAACAAAGTTTATCTTTCGACCGATTTTCTTCTCCACACGGTCTTTGAACGCCGCGAAATCAGCCGCATACTGTGACGGGCTTTTTTGCTTCTGTGTATCTCTTCCGGAGTAATAGTATTCATCAATACCCTGTATGCATTTCTCCGCAACATTCAACCCAAACGCTTGAAACGTTGTCGCGTTCAACTGGCCATAGTCAAGCCCAACTCCAACGATGGACAAATGGCTCCAGTCCTCCGGTTCCCGCACATGTTTCTTCTCATTGAACATGTAATAGATAACATCAGGAATACCAACGCACTCGCCCAGCCATAACCACCGGTACATCAGCTCATCTGAGCGCATCATTTCTTCTGCGGAATCAATAAGCTTCTGGCCAAGCCATTCTGTTGGAACATCCCTGTAATCCGTATGCACCCTGATACAATCGTTTCGTGTAGCCATCTTGGCCGTCCACTGCATCACTGGATCCCGCGGGTTCTTTGGAGGGTTAAAATAATACTCCATACAGAATTCAGTATCATTTCCTCGGACAAACGTTGCTTCAATGTTTACAAGTTCATCCTCTCCCTCGCCCTTCTCAAAAAACTCGTTCACCTCATCAAGGATTACAAGCTTGATAGGACGTTCTTCATCGATCATACCTTTCGTATCATCAATGCTGTCTGATCCTGTGAAATAAATAGTGTTCCCGTTCGGCTTATATGTGACTTGCATCGGGGACCTTGTGATTTTGAAATCCCTCTTATCAATTCCAAGACGGCTGATTGCCCGCAATACTTCCTTATAGACCGTTTTCCCAAGTTTATT